TTCAATTTGATTAAATTTATCATGTTTAAAAATTTCTATATTTTTATCTGGATAAATTTTTTGATAATCACCAATCCATGCACTGCTGTTATGTGGTCCACATATTATACATTTTAAATTACACAAATTACCCACACTATAATCAATGCTTTGTGGTCCGTCTAAATCTATATTAGTATCTTGAAAGTGATTTTCCCATAATTCTGTAGCACCCATTCGTCTACTAGTTAGTCCCTGTTCTTCTTCGTTATAACACCCAGCACATCCAGGAATAGCCGTATCCTGTTCGATCATCAATTTTAATTTGTTATGTTCGGGGCTATTCCACACATTCTTAAGATTAAAATTGTCAGACGTTTTTATATATCCATCATAATAGCTACAGGGATTATAAGATAATTTTCCGTTGTTAGACCAAATTGCTAGATTTTTATATATTTCATAACAAAAATATTTTTTATGCTGCATTGTTAAAATGTTCTATTCCTATTATCGGAAATTGGGCTTGATTATTTAAAATCCATTTAATTGTATTTGCTACATGTATCGGATCCATACCGTGTTCGTGACCTGGCTTCATATCATTTAGGCCGCCGACGGTCATATGAGTAGTTCGAAGTGTTGGTGTGCATAATGCTAAACTTATATCTCTTAATGCACGTTTTTGTACACTATATAATGGGAAGAAACTATTTCTTTGGCCTTCATATTCGGCCGAACTACCTATATTAAAAATATGTCCTGTGGTCCAAAGACTACTAGTAATTTCTAATATTTTTTGCTGGGCACCACCCGATATAAATGCACTGTTAATTAAAACATTATACTTTACAATGTTTTCCTTAAAGAAGTCTTCTGTAGAATGTTCCCACATACGTAAATCGTAGCCTGTGGCTCTAGATGCAAAATCAGCATCGGGGAATACCTGTTTGACTGCACGAGCAATTGTGTAATCATTTGGATTACCGGTACATAAAATTTTATAAGTCATTCGCTACTATTCTTTAGACTAGCAAGCATACCTTTAAGTTTGCTACTGTCAACTGTGGCGTTAATTTTTGGCATATTTGTAATTTCACCAGTTTCTTTATTAACAGTTGATGTTGATTTGATATTGTTTAAGACATTGTTAATATTACGACTAGCACCATTACCATCACCGGAGGTTTCTTCACCCTCGTCTGTAATACGCATAGTTTCAATATTATAAGTTAAGTCAACTTTATGTCCTACACCTGTTGAACTACGTGACTTCATACATTGTAACTGATAACGCCCTCGTTCCTTCATAGCGCGACTTGTAAAGATACCGAACACGTTATCTGCTGTGTTGATCTTACTAATACCACCAGCAATATGACTATGGTCAAATTCAATTTCTTCAACTGCACTACGATTAAGTTGTGATGCTGTTACAAGCAATACATTAAGCTCTTTAGCTAAGTTACGCAGTTCTTCTGCTACGTATTTGTCTTTGATAAACTGGTCATTGGGATTAACTTTGATAGACACTGGCATTACCAAATCCAAATAGTCTACCATAACAAAGTCAACTTTAATACCGGTTTGTATCTGTACTTCTTTTAAATAACTGCGTATATCGTTTACATTGCTTTGTGCTGGGAATCCTTTAACACGATACTGTCCAGACTTTTTACCCACCATCTTAACTTTAAGTTCAGTTGTTTCAATATCTTTGCGGATGTCTTTTGTACTCATGCCAGTAAGCATAGCATCTGTACGCAACGAACATAGTTCTTCACTAAGTTCTAATGTTACATATACACCACTAAGTCCAGCTTGTAACCAGCTAAGTGCAATGTTCATCATAACCAAAGATTTACCCGAACCAGAACCACCAGCAAAGATGTTAAGCTCGCCGCGGCTAAAGCCACCGTATAGTATCTTATCCATTTGTGGCCAACCTGTACTTACCTGTCCGCCACTATTAAAGTATCGGTCAATACGAGCACGTGGGTCTTCGAAGTATTGTATACCCATGTCTTTAGTTAAACTTATCTGTACTGCATCTTTAATAAGTTTTTCTACAGGGTCATACTCTCCCTTTTCTAACATATCAGCGGCCGCCAAAATAGCACGTTCAAGTTCGTTACGTTTAGTAAAGCCCTCAAACTCTGTCATAAACCAGCTATAGTGATCTTCTGTTAAATCTGGTACTTGTTTAAGCGTGACTGTGGTTACTGCCTGTACTTGATCAATAGTGGGCAGTGTTCTATACTCATCACTATGTTGTTTAATAAATTTAGCTGCTTCACGTAGACTTCTATCGAAGTTTTCGGGATTGTAAATGTTCTGTACCCGCACATAACTCTGCGGATCTTGTAACATCATTTCTAAAAATAACCGTTGTAGGTCTGCTGAATATTCTTTGCTCATATGTTAATTATATAGCCTTTTTCTTAATAGCTCAATTTTTAATTTGCTCGATTCTTTACTATCAATAATACTTTTAAGCACAAACAATTTGCCGTACTTAACTACTGCATCGCTAATGTCTTTACAGTCAGTGTCTTCCTGCCACACCGGAAAGCTAACACTCCAACCGTACTTAACAGCCGCATCAACAAGTTTAACACCGCTTTTATCTGCATCAGCGACTACTATAACTTCGCGTCCTAATGCATCAATTATATCTGCTTGTTGTTCTGCAACTTCATTGCCCAGTACTGCTACACCATCTATAGCCATAGCATCAAATGGGCCTTCGCAGACAATAACAAACTTCCAATCACGCTGTTGATTGTTGGTGTTGAACACAAAATTAGGTTCATAGTGACTGTAGTACTTTGGCTTAACCTCATCTACAAATGTTCTAGCTGTGTAGCCAATAGTTCGGCCTTCCCAAATCATAGGAATGATCACACGACGATCTAACTTATGTTCCACACTGTCAGTCCAGTAAAATTCATACTTGGTATGATCAATCTTACGAGCCTTGATGTAGTCAACTGCTGAATTTAGCAGTGTAGGAACATTATTAAAGTCATCTAATATGTGATGTGTAAGTAGCTGTTGGAAACTTAAAGCATCTTTGGGTAACTCACGAACTTTAAATTCAATCTTTTCTTCAGGTTCTTTTACCTGTTCTGGTGCTACTAGGTCTTTGATACGAATAGCTTCGATTACTAAGCGTTTAACATCACTATCACCTGCACCCATCCATGATAATAGTTTACGAAACTTAAATGTTAAGTGTCTGCCTGGTTGATAAGATGCTTTGAAGTTACAATTAAAACAGTGGTAGCTTACACTACCATCTGCGTTAGCAGTTAAGCCACCACGACCTCTAGTATCTGCCGAGTCACCATTGTGTATGCAACACGGAGCATTAAACGAGATCCAACCGCTAGGAGTTGTTTTGCGTTTAGCAGGTAAGATACTTTTAATAAAATCAGAGATAATATTCAGCATATAGTTATTATATACTAAATCTTACATTAGGTCAACCTTTATAAGCCAAACCTACCGCGCTGTGCATTAAAGTTTTGCGTGATCTCAGCAGCCGACAAGGCACGATCGTAGATCATTGCTGTGGCTATGTTTCCAGTAAAAAATCTACCACCAAGATCATCTTGACCAATTTTTATATCGTTCAGGGTAGTGCTGGTATGAGACACAGTATTGGTGGCAGAGGTGATTCCACTGGATTGACACAGATATGCCGTTGCTGAGCTGCTGGTAACAGAAACTGCGATCATACACCATGTTAAATCTGGCAAGGTTAATCCACTATTCCAAGTATAGGTATTAACAGCATTGTTCCAGGTATATGCAATTCTATTAGTTGTACCAAAGAACTGTATTCCAGTGGCCGTTGCACCTCTAGAATATATGATACCGTCATAATCGGACTGGGTTCCGTTTCGTCTTATCCAAGTTACGAATGTCGCTGCTGTGGCTGTGATAGATCCCGAACATTGAACGAAATCATTAGTGCCGTCAAACACAATAGACCCACCATCTGCACTAGTATAAGTTGGACCACCCGTTAATGTTCCATTGCGGCTATTACCACTTAAATCAGTCCAATCGGTTCCTGACCCTGGATAGCTAGAAGAATTGCCTGCATCTAAAAACATTGAAAGATTGGTAGTTACGATACCAGGAAGATCGACTACATAAGTGCCTGTGAGTGTTACGCCTTGGATGATCATGATATTTAAACGCCACCGATGATTAACATTTTATACCAATCTTTCTACAGTAAGAACATTATCGCTAT